AACCGCCCGAGGCGGCGTTGCCGCCTCAGGCCGTCTGGATCAATCCGCCCAAGGAGGCCACAAAGCAAGCGATCCAGTAGAGCTTAATTTACACAGGGAACTGTCTCATTCTGCTTGACAACTTCCGGTCTTTCGCTTAGAGTTATGGAGCATCATGGCTAGTACCTTCGGCAGTTTCGATGAGTTCTACAAACAGGGCTCCATTGTACTCAGCGCACCGGTTGTAGTCAAGGTTGTTCAGCGGTAGAGCAGGGGACTCATAATCCCTTGGTCCAAGGTTCGAATCCTTGCGGGCCCATGACCGGATATCCAATGGTGCTTTCCTTTGGTATCCGGTCGGGAGCGTACATGCACTTTCGTGCTATGCTCGGCATGTACGCCGGTCTACACGTGTAGACCGCCCGGGTTACTGTCTGGGCCCTCGCGAGGCCCGTCAGTAGCTTGCGGCATTGAATGCCCGACGGCTCAGGTCAAGGCACTTACGCTGGTCCACGTATGTGTAGACCTCTTTTGTCAGCCGGTCAGTGGCGTGCCCGAGTATCTGTTGGCAGAAATGACTCGGCACGCCCTGCTCGGCTAACTGCGTAGCCGCATTCTTCCGCAACGTGTGGAACTTCCCTTCCCGGATCGGCTCTTTGCCCGCCTTTACCCGCCGGGCATTTGTGAGGATCAGCACCCGCTTCAACTCCCGATGGAAATTGTTGTAGGGGTACTTCCGTTGGGTCTCAGAAAGACGACCCACCTTTCCTTGCTTATCGAGGCAGGTCCACTCTTTCAGGAAGGGATATCGCCAGCGGGCAACGGTCTTGAGGCGGCATAGAACCGCCCACAACTCGTCCGACATCGGAATTTCCCGCTCCGCCTTGCCCTTGGCCGTCCATCGCCAGTGCTCGCCGACGCGGTCCGAACGAGACTGAATGCGGATCACACCCGCCTCCAGGTTAATATCATCCCACCGGAGGTTCCAGATCTCGCCGACACGCGGACCTGTCAAGGCCGTCAGGAAGAAAGCCGTCCATCGCAGGCATCCCGCCGGGTCCGGCCACTGCAGGGCCGTGAGTTCCAGGTCCGGATTGCCACGGACTGTGTCCAACATGTCGGACAACTCATCCATCGCGAAGACATGCACCTTCTTCTTCGTCGGCCGCATCTTGTCGCACCGGGCGACCGGATTGGCCGCCACGTACCGGCGATCCGGATGGGTCGCCCAGCGAAAGACTTGGCCCAGGGCTCCGACGTAGGAGAAGACCGAGTGCTCGGAGAAACCCCGGCCGTAGCGACTGACCGCTTCATCCCGCAAATGGCGTTGGAATCGGGCGATGTGCTCGCCAGTCACCTTCTCGGTCGCAAAGTCCTCACCCAGCAGCTTCATCAGAACCCGCCAGGCGGTGTGACATTTGGCCCGGGTCGTTCCCTGTGCTACGGAAGACGCATTGAACTTGTCAAATAACTCACTCAGTGTGCTATGCTCAGGCATGTGCCACCTCCTTCTTCTGAGGCATAGCTGCAGGCACCTCACCCGCAGCCATGTTACCATATTCATGCCCCGCACGGCCACTAAACTACGACAAGCATATTCGGTTTTCAAAGAACGGAGATGCACATGCATTAGCGGCGACGGGATTCGAACCCGCGACCTGGCGACTATAAGCCGCCCGGGCTGACCACAGCTCTACGCCGCGCTGAGTCGATAGCCCCCCTGCCTGGGGAGAGATTCGAAATGGGTCCCATGTCGCGGGGCCCCCTCGAAATGGCCTCCGGCCGGGACTCGGCTGGCGTCATCCCTGACGCCAGTCGGAATCCGACGTGCATGTGGCCGAAAACGGCGGGCAGGGCGGTCGACCCTACCCCCCTGCTGAATTCAGGAAGCGGCCCCGGGTTATGGAGGGAGAGGGAGAGGAAGCGAGACTCCCCGGGGCCGTTGGTGGCAAACGCGGCGAGGCGGACCCGTCGAAGTGGGCGGACATGGTCGCGTGAACCCGGGGAGATGCACGCCGCCTCGCCGGCGATCCTTCGTTTGGTTGACTTCGACACGGCCGAATCCAATCGACCGATCTCCCCTGTCGTGACCTTTCTGGAGTGGAGGCCCCCTGCCGGCCGGCAGGGATTTTCTCGCCTGGCTGATTGGGACAAGGGACTTGCCTGTCTCTCGCACCGGAAATCCGTTTTCACCCATCCGCCGAAGTCCATGACTGGCCTCCCAAAGAAACTCCTCATCAAAACGTCATGCGACCATGCTGGAAGTTTATCCGGACGTGTTCTCCGCGTCAATAAGAAAATACAATATCTACTCAGGATTTCTCAGTAGTGCTCATCTTGACCTGTAGTATGTTCGGGTGTATCATAGACTTATGGAAAAAGAACCCGGGATGAAAAAAATCGATACGCACGTACCTCTAGAAGTCTGGAACCGGTACGAGGAGTGGGCGCACGGTCGGGGCAACATCCCCTCGCGACAGCTCCACACCCGCCTGGTCGAGATGTTCCTCGCCCTGCCCGAGCACCTTCGTCTCCAAGTCCTCTGGGGCAAACCCGAGACCATTCAGCAGGTCTTCGCCCCGCTGAAGAACGAACGCAATCCGGTACCCGGCGACGTTCTCCGCTGGTGTGGAATGCCTCTGACGCCGGCATGGACTCCCGCAGAACGTGAGCGAGCGGTGCGAACGGTAGCACAGGAACTCCTCCGACGCGGCGTAAGCAGCGAGCAAATCCACGCGGTGATGGAGCCGCCCTCTCAGCCGGCGAACGCCGAATCACCCGGATTGCCTCCGGAAGAACTGGCGATGGTCTGGCCGGATGAGATGAAGCGATGCGCCATAGCCGTGATCGGTCGCAGCGTGCCCGAAAAGGAACGGGTCAAATTACATCGCATCATCGACGAGGCCGCCGCCGCGGTCGCCGTCCAGCAGGCGGATTCTGCTTCTCAACGGCATCGGCCAGGGCTTCCACGAAATGCAGACGAACCCAGTCCTCGCTCAAGACCGTGACCAAACGTGTGATTGCCAGATTTCGCTCGTAATCGGCGGAATTGGGACGCTTCCATTGACACATAATACATGTCCCTCATCACGGGTGTTACTCCTCCGCCTGGCGATTTCCCCCAGCCTCCGAAAAAGCCGGCTTGTTCCATTCGCCGAGCAGCACCATTCATTAGAGCAAACGAGATATGACCTGTCAATAGAACAGTGACGTCGAAGTGACATTCTGAAACAAATTTCTGTGCGCGATCGCACCCGCGCAGAAAAATATGTGTTCCTCCGATTTTCCCATCAACATCCGGCCGTCGAGAAACGCCTTTATCCAAAGGCATCACGGAGGATTATGTACAGGTGACGGCACACGCCCACACGGGGGAGGAGTCTTTGCTTGCCAGAAAGACCTTGCCAAGGGTTCCAAATATCATACAATCTGGACGTGCAATGCCGTGCATGCAAGCGTATGGAGTTTCGTCCATGATAACAGTTTCGGCCAGTGATTTCCGCCGGCAACTCGCAAGCCTGGGGAACCGCGTCAGGCACAGGGGCGAACGCATACTGGTCACGCGCAGTGGCAAGCCGCTGCTCGCCGTCGTGCCCTGCGAAGATGCCGACTTGCTGGAGGCACTCGAAGACCGCATGAATTTGGACCTCGCCAGGAAGGCCCTCAAACGCAACGATGCCGTGGGCTGGGCAAAAGCGAAGAGACAACTGGGCCTGTAGCCCACCAAAAACAAAACCCCGCCAGAGGCCTTTCAGCGTGTCCGACGGGGAGTAGATCTATTCCAACACCGTTATTACACTACAATTATCGGTGTGGTTCCCAGAGAAATCAAGCGAGAACCGAAAAATACTCCAGGCCGCACGCCGCGATTCCTTCGCCAGAGATCCCTTCCCGCTCGACGCCCAGCAGATCAATGGACGTACGTACATACGGCGCAAACGCTCGATGTGTCATGGTCGAGCAGGTCTCTGAACAACCACTGGGCCGAGATTCTTCACCCACATGGTGCCTTTATGGTTCAGGAGAATCTTGCTGGCTGGACTGTTGTCCATCAGGATAGTTGCGAGATGGTATGCGGTCAATACGGCATCCTGAAGAGCCTGATTAGCCTCCAAATCCTCCACAATTACGCCCTGACCGCGTGCCTCATCTCGATCAATTCGGCGACCATGACTCTTGTGTTCAGAGCCACGGAAGTAACTTGCGACCCTCTTTGCGTCACTTGTTGGATCTTGCTGATCCTTGAACATATGAGCCTGGAGCCATCGCGCGACCATGCTCTCCGCATAGTCCAAGACCCGCTTTGCTTCCAACAACAACGCAGGCCCCAAACTTTGCAGAATCGGAGCCCACAGATGTGCCATCCTCAGGTCGTTTGCTATCTCCGTCTTGGCTTTCTCAAACTGATCGACTATCGCACAAGCAGAGACCATCTGCCCGGGTCCAACAACCATCTGAGGATCGGTGGGACCGAGTTGACTTTGCCGCCCCATGACTACACGGTTGGCTGCCAAGCATAGCATGGTGCCTGCCGACATGGCATACGTCGGGACTATGACCTCCATGCTTGAGAACTTGCTGTGAAGGTAGGCGGCTACAGTCTCCACCGCACTTAGTTGTCCGCCGGGTGTATGCAGGAGAAGGGTGAGTCCTCTGTTACACTCTATCCCGTGGACTACTGACATGAAGCCATTGAGTTCTTCAGATGTCAGTTGTGTAGTTACTGGGGGAGCAGTTGGCTTCTGGAGCCAAGCAGAAGCATAGAAAATGACGTTAGTGTCACCACGGAGGCGACCAATCTCGCACAGGGTCTCCGTTTGTCTACTGAGGAGCCATTGATTTTTCGCTTCGTCGGTGGGTTGCCGTCCTAGTTCCTCGATGAGCTCATTCCACGACCCCATTCACTCTCCCTTGCCAGGCAATTCCAAGCGGATGACTCATGTCTCGCATAGAGTAATCCTCAACCACAGTGGTCTCGGAGAATGCGAGGAGATCATGGATATCCCCGTAGTCGCGGTACTGCTCGGCCGTCTCGGCAAGAATCGTGAATGCATCCTGATCCGACATAACTTCCCGTTTGCACATATCCCACCTCGTCCTCGCTCAAGCTCTAAACACGGCTACAATGACTTCGCTGGCACCGGTTCAGAATACCGCCACAGCAACGATCTCCACAATAGTGTATTTGTCGGTCACAACCAAGGCAAATCTTTATTCCATCTTCCGTACGCACAATCCTTGGCCGAGTTCACCCTTTCGCCGTCCGATAATACGTATGGTGTGATTGGCAATTAGGGCAGCCAATTCTCCGTTACTCACGATTCGAGCAGGGTTTATGGCTCGCTCGCGAGCGCCATCGTTACGTCATAGCTCTCGCCATCGGCCAAGGCGATGCCGCTGCCGGCGTTGAGCGGCTCGGTGGCGATCAGTCTGCCGCTGTCGTCGGCCGTCGTGGCCAGGAACTTGGTTTTCGCTAGGGCCCAGGATCCGCCGAAGGCGGTGAAGGTTGCCTCGGCCGTCGTCAGGGTCCGGCCGTTAGTCCCGCCGGCGGCGCTGACCATGCCGACGGAGTTGGCCGGGACGAACTGCCGGCTGTAGCCATTCCCCGATAGCTCCGTCAGATCGCCCAATGAGGCGTTCGCCGGGATCTGGTCCTCGGCCTCCTGGCACCAGCCGATGTAGTAGTTGGCGGGCTTGGTCTGCTGGCCGTTCGCCAGTTCGAAAAGGAACTGAATGCCTTGGGTTCTGATCATGTCGCCTCCTTACGTGTAGGGTCCGTTCTCCATGCTGGACGTGGTAAAGACGATCTGGGAATAGCCGTCATCGTCAAGGAACCGATCCTCTATCTCCTCGCCCGCCCGGCCTGCTGCCGAGTCCGGCGGCGTGCCGTAGGTCGTGTACGCCTGGCCGAAGACATCCTCGACCACCTCGATGATGCACTCGCCCTCGGTCAGGTTGCCCCGGTCAATCGTGACGACCCGCACGATCATGCTGGTGATGTTCAGGGCTGCGTACGAGATCCGGATCACGCTGGTCTCGTGCAGGTGGGCCATCGTTCGCAGTGCCCGCAACGTTAGCCGCTTGGGCATCGCCACGATCTGCAGTTGTTCGCGGGAGGCAATCTTGCCGGCGAGCTGCCCCGAGCACACGAAAGCAGAGTAGTCGAACTCCTGGACGATAGGACGACCGCCCTGTCGGGCCAGCAGCGCGATATCGTCATCGGCAGCCGGACGGCTCTGCAGCGTACCTCGGTCATGCCACTGGACGACCGTCCGGCTCGGGACCTTGCCGGGTGAACTTGTGGCCATCTGCTCGACCCAGAAATCTGACTCGTCGAATTCATCGAGCGACTCGGGGTCGTAGTCATCACGGACCAGCCCGATCTCGAACTTGCCGGTCGAGGGGTCCACGTAGACCTTGCCATCGATGATCCCCTCGATCTGCTGGACCATCCCCTCAATGTCATCACCCGCCGAATCCCACACGGCCGAGAGACCGTAACCCTCGCTGTAGCACGTATCCGCCGCCGTGATGAAGCTGGTGCCGATGAGGCTCGTGTCCTTGCCCAGGCCGACGATTCTTGAGGTCAGCAGCTCATACAGGATGTGGATGGCATTGAGGTCACCTTCGAAACCCACAGCGGCCTTGCTGATGTACCACATCGGCGAACCATCCGTGAGTTTCTGCGTTCGTTTCCCCAGGAAGCTCCACGGCTTGATCTGCGGCACGCTCCCGATGTAGACCAGAGCCAGGATCACGCCCGTGAATCCCCGGTAGGCCGGCTGATCGGCGCCGAGCTTGCTCGACAAGTAGCTGTCCAGCATCTGGGCTGCGCCGCCGTATTGGATATGGACGGTGCCGGAGATCCCGCCCTCGCGTTTCCAGCCGCCGAAACACTCCCCGGCCTGGATCGTGGCCGTCGTGGCGTCGTCTGCGGCCTGATCTTCCGGATGATCGAGCGTCGGCCACACGCACTTTTCGGCGACCCAGATCTGCCTGATGCCATCGATGTTCGCCTGACAGATGCCCAGATGCAGGCCAATATGGTACAGGTGTGCCACGGTCTTGTGGTTGAACATGCCGGCCCGCTGCTTCTTGCCCTTGGCCCGCAGCTCGATGATCGGACTGACCGCGTTCGGCGAGCGGAGCCGCCGACAGCCGAACAGCACCGGGTACGGCCGGCCTTCCTCGGCGGTCGGCAGATCGAATGCCTCCTTGCCGGCGGCCTTCGGGCCCTTCTGCTTGGCGGCCAGCAGCAGCGAGATCCCCGTCGAGATCGCCGTCGCGACGAACATCTGCCACAGGAACGGGATCAACTGGAACACGGCCAGGATGGGCATCGTCAACATCACAGAATCCCCCACTGGCTGAACGGGTCATCATCCGGGATGTTCGGCTGGCCGCGATAGTCATCCCGGTTGTTGAACTTGCTGTGACAAGTCGCGACCAGATGATCGCAGCCGGGATAGACGCTGAAGGCTTGGCCGGCCGCCACACCCGGGATACCCGGCGAGATCACGATGTCGTCGCCGATGTGCTGGAGGATCTTCCGCCGGCAGCCGTTCACCACGACATCGCCGCCGGTCCACCAGCCGTCGGCCTGCTCACCGAACGTGGCGCTGGTCAGCGTGGTCCCATTGACGGCATCGAGCGTGCCGGAGAATTTGTGGTCGGCCCGGACCACGCCGCACAGATCGCTGTAGAGCTCGACGCCGCACTGGCGGCTGTACCGAGTAACCAGCCCGGCCCTCTGCATCGCCGCGGTGACCGGATCGATGACAATCTCGGCCCAACGCCTGCCCTGTCGGTCCGACTGGCGGAACACGACGTCGACCACGTCGCCCTGGTAGATCGGCACGACGTCGGGCCCATGCCCCTTGTAACGGACGTAGTGCACGATCTTCTCGACGCCGTAGGTCGTGTACTGCCAGGCAAAGGGGTTCCGCCAGTCCATCTTGACGACCGTTTGGCTCTTGATGGCGTTGCCCCCCTGCTCGATCCGGCCGCCGGTGCAGTAGCAGGCAACGAACGCGTGCCCGGCGTAGCTGACATCGACCGGGGCATCGGCGTACCGCCAGAACGTGGCGGACTCTCCGAGCTGGAACTCATGTAGTTCGTACGGCACCCCTTCGATCAACGAGTTCTCTTTGTCCCAAAAACTCACAACGAATCTCTCCTACGGACACCGAACCAAATCGACGGCGCACGACAGCTCGCCATGACCCTGCCACTGGAGTTCGACCGCGTCGTCGGCCAGCCGGCACTTGTCCACCCAGGACAGCACCGTGCCGGCACTGAACGTCCGCCCGGGCGCCGCATCCAGATCGATCCTCTCCTCGCCGGCATTGACAATGCTGAGCCCGGCAACCTTACGAACGATGATCTCCGCCAGCGGCGGCCGGAAGGCCACGTACCGCCGCGAGGAGTCGCTGCCCATGTTGCGGGTGAACCCGCCGTTGCGGACGTACAGGCTCGTGTCGGCAGCAGCGACTGGACGGGTCAGCGTCAGATCGCTTCGGAACGTGGGCACCAAGAACACCCCCTGTCGGCCCCGCACCGCGTGCAGGAACTGCCGCAGCGACCAGCACTGAGCGGCCGTCACGCACTGCCAGACGTGCCGCTGGCGGATCAGGTTCTCATCGCTGTTGCTGACCACGGCAAACGGTCCCGTTCCGGCGTCCAGGAAGGCCACGTCGGGATCGTGACTCTCGCAGAGGTTGTCGCCCTCCACACAGCTTCCGGCAGTCAGCACCTCCAAGCTGTCATAGGTCATCTGAGGCACGTGGCCGGTCACCGCCGCATTGTCGATCACCAGCCAGGTCATCTCGACGAGCGCCGCCCCGCCGATCAGCCGCTGCTTGGCCGTCACGTCGAGAACGTATCCCCGCCGCAACGGCACGATCCATTTGCCCCCGACGAAATCGTTCGCCAGATCTGTCCCGAGCGTGAGCGAAGTGTCCGTCCTGGAGGCGATCTTGATGATCTCTGTCTGGCCGGGTTGCCAGATCAAGCCGTAGGAATCATCCCGAAACTCTGCGTAGCGGGTATCCAGCTCGATCCGGTCCGTCCCGGCCGGCGAGGCGGTCATGTGCCACTGGGTCTGGGACCACAGCGGCACGGGCCATGTCCGTTTGAGCCAGGCATCCGCCACGGCGTCGAACGCGGCAACCTCCTCGTCACTGGCCAGCAGGACCGTCGTGCGGAACTGACTGCGCGGGATTCCGCCATGCCGGGCGATCCGTTGCTCCGTGCGGTTGTGGCTTTCGAGGATCTCGGTGTTGAACAGGAGTGTCTCTACCACCGGCCAGGTCCACGGCCAGTAGGCCGGTGCGAAATCGACACCGCTTGCGCGGACGGCCATCGAAGAGCCTGCCGCAATCGTGCAGGGCTCCCCCGCCAGCTCGCCCCACTCTTCGAACCAGAAATCATCGGCGGTTGTGCTCCAGCTCGATCCTCCGTTCTCGCTGACGACTCGAGTACCGCCCCCATAGGACCCCACCATCTTGTACACGGCCTGGGCCCAGTAGCTGTTTGGCCCGCCGGTCATCCAGATCACGATGGCGTACTGCAAGCCGGCCTCCACGAGCACCCCAGGCTCGAAGGGAATCTCGACGACTTCGCCCGGCCAGCTCGAACCCATCGTGCTGTAGTCGATGGTCGTGGAGACCAGTGCCGTGCCGGTGGGCTTGCCGGCGGTCGTGGCGAAAACCCCGCAGTACAGTGTCCCGTAGAGCGATGTGGACGAGCGATACATCCGGAGCTTGACCATCGTCAGGACATGCGCGACCTGGGGCGTGAACGTCTGGCCGGCCCGGAAGGTGCCGCCGCCCGAGGCGCCCATGGCCGCATCGTAGGGGGCATTGTAGGATTCGTAGAGCTGGGCCATGGTCGAGTATCTCCCCTAATCCAACATCACCGCCAGGCCGCCGGCACTGAGCTCCAGCGGTGCTCCGCCGGAGTAGGTGTTCTGCACGGTGGGCAATTGGCCGCGAGCGAGGAAGTTGCCGCCTGTGGCTGCATCGAACAGAGCAACATGCGTGATCGCCCCCCAGTCGGCCGTGGGTGTCGGGAAGGTGATCGCGGCGGCATTCTCGATCTGGCCATCGGTCGCCGTGGTCCAGTCGGCTGGATCGGTTTCGACGCGGGCATAGTTGCCGCTGGATGGCTCCGCGAGCCCGGAGCCCGACTCGCCCGGGTCTGCCGTCGAGGCCGCCACGTAGATATGGGCCGGCGCCGCATAGGCCGCCTTGCCGAAGATGTGATCGAGAATCTTGTTTTCCCAGTAGTCGCTGAAACTCATCGCTATCCCTATCCATTCCTGGCCGCGTGGTACTTCCATGCCTGTTCGCCCTCGCGGCTCTCAAACCATTCCTGGGGCGTCTGCCGACGGTCCACGAGCGTGGCGTTGAGTGTCTGCCGCTCTCGAACCGCCGCGAGGATCTGCCCGAGCAGGCCGGCCATCTCGCCGAATGCCGCGCGATCGCCGCCCAGGCCCCGGCCGAGTGCCCGCATCTG